ATGCCGGCGCATCCGTTCATGCGGCCCGCGTGGGAAGCGGAGAAGAGCAGCGCGCTCGCCACGATCAAGTCCGTGTTGAGGGTTGAAACGCTGAAATCGGTCGCGAGGCTGGCGAAGAAGGGCAAGCTATGATGCAGTCGGCCCTTCGTTCGCGGCTGCTCGGAAATCCCGATGCTGGAAGCCGCGTCGATTGGGGCTGGCGAAAGCAGGGATCGGCCCTTCCCGCCGTGACGCTCAACACGGTATCGGACCCGCGCCCGCAGCATATGGGCGGAAATCAGGCAACGCGGGCAACGCTCGTCCAGATCGACTGCTGGGGAAAGACTTATATCGAGGCCCGCACGATCGCGAACGCGGCGGTCGATCTGGTCGTTCCCGCTGACGATGTTGGCGGCGTTCGCTTCTTTCGCTCCTTTGTCGAGAACGACCTGGATACCATCGAGGACACGGCGGACGGCATTCTCGCACGAGTGAGCCTGGACGTTCGCGTGATCCACACCATTCCCTGAACCGGGATAGCCCTATTCGGCCTTGGGCAAGCTGACCCGGCCCGCTGCGAAGCGGCCCTTCCCTTTGACGGAGCCTAACACATGACCACCGAAGTCGGTATCGGCTGGGGCGCAGAGTTCCACCTCGACAACGCTTCCGACGTTTTGACGGAGCTCGGCGAAGTTCTCAGCGTCACCCCGCCCAATCCGCAGACGGCCGATGTCGTCGCAACGCACATGAAATCGCCTAACCGGCGCAACGAATATATCGCCGGGCTGATCGACGACGGCGAGGGGACGTTCACGTTCAATTACGTTCCCGGCGGCGCGACCGATGTCCTCATTCGCGCGGCAATCAATGACGGCGTGGCCCGGTCATACAAGATCGTCCTTCCCGTCGCCGACGGTTCGACGTGGGAAATCACCGGCGATTGCATCGTGAAGGGCTGGGAGCGCACCACGCCGATCGATGATCGCATGACCGCGGCGATGACGGTTCGCTTCACCGGCGCGTCGTCCGAGGCTGCCGGCGCCTGATGTTCCCCTCATTTTACGAGGAGGAACAGGTCAAGCTGGATGGCGGGGTTTTGCGCCTCGCCATCAACTTCAGGGCATTGGGGGCGATCGAGACCATCGTCGAATTGGGAATGGACAAAATCCTTCCCGAAGTCCTTACCGGAGCGGCTCCGCTCAACGTTCTCGGCAAGGTGCTGTGGGGCATGATGCGCGAGCATCATCCCGATTCGACGATGGAAGATGCGGCGGGGCTGATGTTCAACCGGGCGACCTCGGTTCCGGTGGGTCTCGCCATGAATGCCCTTCTGGTTCGGGCGTTCAATATCGAGCCGGAAGCGAAGGCCAAAAACCCTCCGAAGCGGCGTGGAGCCTCAAAGACTTCCTGATTGCGTGGGTGGAAGCGGGACTGGAACCGGAATCGTTCTGGCGACAGACGCCGCGATCCTTCGTTGCGATCATGGAAGGGGCTGCGCGCCGCCAGAAGCGAGAGTTCGAGCTGGCCGTCACGGGGGCGTGGCACGCGGAAGCCTTCGCCCGCTCCAAGCGGCTCAAGAAGCTGTCGGACTATCTCCAGCCCAAGGCGACTGCCAGCACACCTGCGGAAATGCTGGCCGTCCTTCGCGAGCTGCAAGCGGGCGGCGCGCCGATGAACATTCGACGGGTCAACTAGAGGAGGCGCAATGTCCGACATTATCGCCTCGCTTCGCGTCGCCTTGGGGCTGGACTCGGCACAGTTCGTCTCGGGCGCGGCCAAAGCCAGGCGCGAAGCCAAAACCACCGCGACTTCGATCCAGGCGTCGTTCAACGGCGTCAAGTCGGCCATCAGCACGACGCTTGGGGCATTCGGGGTGGCGCTGTCGGTCGGCGCAATCGTTGCGGCGGGCAAGGCGGCGCTCGAATATGCGGGGCATTTGGGCGAACTCGCCGATACGCTAGGATTAACGACCAAAGACCTTCAGACCTTCAGCTATGCCGCCGGACAGGTCGGGATTAGCCAGGACGAGTTGCAGGTCGGCATCCAGAAGCTGACCATCAGCATGGGCCAGGCCCAGCTCGGCGCCGAGAAGCAGGTCAAGGCGTTCAACGCCATCGGGATTTCAGTCGACGACTTGAAGGGCAAGAGCGCCGGCGATGTGTTCCGGCTCATTGCCGAGCGGCTGGAGACGGTTTCAGATCGATCGCAGCGGGCCGCGATCGAAGTCGCGCTGTTCGGCAAGGCCGGGGCCAAGCTGGACAACCTCCTGTCCGGTTCGCAGGGGCGGCTCAACGATCTTTCCGATGCCGCCGAACGCTTGGGTATCGTCCTTAGCGACGAGCAGATCAGGAAGGCCGACGAGACGGCCGACAAGATCGCCGCCTTGCAGACCGTGCTCAAGACGCAGATCGCGGGACAGGTCGCGGATAATGCCGATTCGATCCTGATGCTCGCCAACGCGCTGGCGAAGCTGCTCGGAACGATTGGGCCGGCGCTCAAGGGCTGGCGGACAATGATTGCCGAGCTTCGCGCCGGGGCTCAGTATCTTCCGCTTCTTGTGAATCCCGCCACGGCACCGCTTGGCGTCCAACTCTACGACAAGGCGGCAAATCGCGCCGCCAAGGACCAGCAGCTTCACGACCTGATGTCGAGCGGGCTGGCGAGGTTCCGCAGCGACTTCGCGCCTCCGAAACCCAAGGCTACGCAAACCGGGAATATCGGCCAGTTCCTCGCTCCTTCTGGCGGCAAGCCGAAGAAGGATCACAGCGCCGAAGATGCCGAGCGCAAACGGCTAGAGGCACTCCGACAGGCCAATGATGTTCTCCAGGAGCAAATCCGCGCAGACATCGACATCCTCCAGGCGAAGAAAGACCTCTCGACCGATACCGCCGAGCAGACCTCGATTGAAAATTCGATTCTCGATAAGCAGCGCGAAGCCTACAAGGCCCAGCTCGACTTCGAGGTTGCGACCAAGGACAAGACCAAGGCGCAAGCCGACAATCTCCTCGCGCTGTATGACGAGGCCGACCATCTCAAGCGCCAGAAAATCCTCAACGACGAGCAGGAGCAGCGCCAGAAAGACGCCGCCATGCTGGAGGAGCACGACTTCGACCGCAAGCGCGAATTACTGGAGAAGCAGGCCGACCTAGCCACTACGCAATCCGAGCGTCGCCAGATCGAGCTAGACATTCTCAAGCTGGCCTATGAGGAGAAGAAGCAGGCGCTTCAGCGGATCATCGACAATTCGAAAGATCAGGCCGCGATCGAGGATGCGCGCCGCGACCTCGCCAATCTCAACCAGAATTACTCGCTTGATCGACAGGGGGTGATGCAGCGGACGCAGGGACCGCTGGAGAATTACCTTCAAGGCATCCCGCACACCGCCGATCAGGTCAACGAAGCGCTCCAAAACCTCGAAGTGCAGGGGATAGATGGACTGGCTGAAGCCCTCTCGCACGTTGGCGAGGGCTGGAAGGCGATGCGTGATATCGCGCTCCGCACCATTCAGGACATCGTTTCCGCGCTCATCAAGATGCAGGTTGAGAAGATGATCTTCAGCCTGCTCGGTCAGGCGGCTAGCGGCTTAGGCGGCGGTGGGTTTGGTGGCACAATCGCCTCCAACAGCGCGGCTCTTTCCTCTGCAAGCAGCACGGCGCTCGCCTCTATTCCTGCGGATGGCGGTTTTGCCACAGGATCGATTCCAGGATTCGCCACGGGCGGGTCATTCAACATCATGGGTCGGGGCGGTGTCGATAAGAACATGCTCTCGCTCAACGGGCTGCCGATCGCTCGCGTGTCCCACGGCGAGCGGGTGAGCATCGGCAACGACAATCAGAGGATAGGCGGAAGCCCGGTCCATATTCACGTCAACGGCGCGATGTCCGACAGCGCGGCGAGAAGGACGGGGATGCAGGTCGCGGCAGGCTATCAGTCGGAAATGGCCCGAGCTCGGACGAAGGGCATTAGCTGATGCACCTCGCGGTTTCGCTCACCCGCAACATCGAGATTGGGGCGGTGAGGATCGACGGGCAGGACGGCCTTGAGATCGTCAAGACTGACAGTCTGACCGAGGTCCGCAATGCCCGCACCGAAAGCGATCCGCGCCAGTGGCAGGTCTCACTTCCCCATGTGGATACAGAGGCCGGCGACACCACAGATTACGATGCTGTTCGGCAGATGTGGTCCGATACCGAAC